CGCCGCGTACAGTCGGTTAATCTCGTCTGCGGTCAGCGTTCCAGCGCGGTCAATAAGCGCGACTACCTGCATACCCTGAGGACCGAACACGTCACTAGCGGTCAGTTCCCGCACCGTGCGGAACCGCAGACCAGCACGCTTATTCGGCAGGCCAGTCTTATCCGGCGTCCACAGATGCCCCACCGGCTCCACCGCGAGCAGCCTGCACGGCCACTTCATGCCCGTGCAGTCCGTCGCCACAGTCGCCACAGACAAGTAGCCGGCAGCGTTCGACTCGTCCCGGTTACGCTTCCGAAACATCGGGTGCGTGGTCACGCCACCCGGCTCCGTGGCCCACGTGAAACTGGGATCGTTGAACGATCCACCGTCAGGCCGAATGGCCTTGTAGTACGTCACCATCACTTATCCCTCCACCTCTCCAGGTCCAGACTTCCGAAAATCCATGTGCCGACACCGCCGGCAAGCAGCCACAGCACGACGACGAGGACTCCCCCGCCGGTCACGCGAACCACGCCCACAGCAGGATCAGGCCCACCACAAGCAGCATCAGCACACTGTCCATGTCATGCCACCTCGTCCCGCTCGAAAGGCCACGTCCACGACACGCAGTCAGGCAGGCACTCCTCGCCCGCGGCTGCACCGCACACGCACGGCTCCTCAATCCACACAGCATCCATGCTCACTCACTCCCCACTGTCATGTTGATATTGAGTCTGAAAGAACAGGGATAGGCACCGCAGGCGCGGTGCCACACCCAGCACCCTTCAGGACACCACGAGCACATATGGCAGCGAATAGAACTCATCCAGCAGTGTCACCACAGTGAACCCAGCAGCCTGCTTCGCGGCCCGATAGATCAGCAGCTCAGCGAACGAATCGAACCAGAACGCGGTCCCCGCAGTGGGCAGTACATCCACCGGGTGCGCGTCAACATCCAGCCAGCGCCCCTCCTGCGACCACAGCTCCGCAGTCCACTCCCCCTGAGCACCCACCAGCCGGTAAGCCTCAGCCCCAGTCAGCTCAATCTCAACCTTCACCATTACACTCACTCCCCACTAGTTCCAGTGTTGTCAACATAGTTAACGGCAAGGATCGTCGCCTCACCAACATCCCGAACACCAGGCACAAAAAACGTTGCCGTTTCCCGCCAGCCACTGGCTGGCAGCCTGCGCCACACAGTGAACACAGTGCCCTCATTCCAGGCCACCATCACAGTTCCACGCAGCAGCACAGCCAGTTGCCGGCCCTTAGGCATCACTCCCCCATTCCTGCAGCGCTGTAACCGTTAGGCACCGGCCCATCCTCGAGGTCAAGCCCGCACGGCACACAACCCAGTGCCTCGAAACACTCCACACACTGCTGCGTGTTGCAGTCCTCGCACATGGCCATGTTTTGTCCACTGCGGCCACACTGCCCACAGCTACCAGTCATCACTCCACCATCCTTCGATTAGGTTTCCAACACTCACAGCGTTGGACCGGCAGGACCGGTCCCCCACTGAAACCGTTAGAGCAAGTAGTCATCCCGCATGCAACCCCCCGCGGGAATCTCAAGGAACCACGCGCCGTCCAAAGCCTCATCAGCCCACACATTCCCGCGCGGGATGTTGTACTGGCGCGCATGCTTCAGCAGGCCACGCACCAATGCCAGCTCAGCATCCTTCCGCGTGTGCCCCCATGCCGTGAACCCGAACGAACCCGTATCCGCTGTGGCAACCCACACAGTCTCAGTCTTAGCCATGACCATCATCCTTCCGTCAGTAACAATCGGCTGTCAAGCCATTAACGGACAAACTTTGCACCCGAACCATGCGCCAGAATCGCCACATCCACAGCACCACTCACGGCACCATCCCGCGTGCCGCCACACATGAGGCAGTCAATGCACTGGCGCGGTGCACGCTCACGAGTGGACGCACACTCAACAGTGCCCTCCGGCATACTGTCCGCATGCGCCGGCAGCACCCAAAAGGACCGGTAACCCATGCTCCTGGCAGCGCGCCTATCCTCCACACTGTCAGCTGAGGCCATGACCAGACTCGAATAGGCGAGGTCAATGTGCCGCCACTGATGCGTGTACCCAGTCCCCGTGCACTCCGCCATCACAGCCTGCAACACTGACAGCGGCACCATCCCCGGATCACCATACGCACCCAGCCGCACACGGTCCCCCGCCAGCATCCGGCCCATGACCTCAGGCGACACGCGCGGATACGAACCACGGCGATAAGCGGACCACACAGCCGCCACAGACTTAGCCACATCCACGTAACACGACCGGTCCACCATCCGCATACCATCATCAGACAACCGGCCACGATGCGGACAATGCCCACACACACTCGCATCCTCAGCACTGCGAATAGCAGCCAGAGGATGCACATCAGTCCTCAGGATGAAAGACTGAACCATCTCCCCAGTCTTCACATTCGCAGACCGGCTATGCAGATTCGTCACAATGAACACGATAGGACGACCATCAACAGGAGACGGTCCCTCCCACACCACATACCCATTCGGCTTAGACATAGTCAGACCCCCCACGCCGCAGTGCTCTCGTGCTCCGCACACGCATGACACGTAAACTCGTGATAGATGCCGTACTGCACATCATGCACACCATCAGCATGCGTGAACTCAGAGCCGCAAGAGCCGCAGGCCCATCCAGCGTTGGCCAGATCGTCATCAGAAAGCAGCGCACACGCCGCACAAGTAGTAGACATGATCAAATCCCCTTATGAGAAGAGCAACGGTAAGCCAGCCGGTGAGCATCAATCTCAGCAGTAAGACAGGAATGGCAGACCATCCCATGACGATACAAAGACAGATCGTCCCGCACCTCAAAACAGAAAGCGCACTCGCGCTGATTCGTAGTCATGCCACTAGTTTCGGCACAGCTGGGAAGGAAGTCAAGATCAGTCAACGGAAAGTTGATAACGATTAGGTAACAGTCCAGGGCGTAGCATGCATGCCACAGCACAGCCGCAGGGCAGGGCAGGGCAGAGGCGCAGGACAGAGGACAGAGGGCAGGGCAGGACAGAGCAGGACAGCACAGGGCCGCAGACAGATTGGATACAATCCAGAGATAGTCTCCCTTACAGTGTAAGGCCTAGCGCTGTAGCATGCGTGCAGGAGCTGTGACTACGCGCGCATATGTATAGGCAGGGGGTAGTTGGTGGGGGACTTGTGCAGCAGTCCCCCCTACCCCCCTGCAGTGAGCTGTGCTGGCAGGCTGCTGGGGGCAGCATGGGGGTATGCAAGCGCTTGCCAGGTGCCGGCTTGACCCGGGCATTGTTTAGAACTGTGTTACATATGAACAACATAGTGCACTTGAGGGTGTGACTATGATTCTGTCTGGTTTGACCCCTGTTGTACCTATATTGGGTGTGATTTGCGTCTCATTTTGAAAAAAAGTGTCCCGGTAGGTGCCATTGGACGAGGAAAAGTAAAGTGAGAAGTACTTTTTCTACTACCTATAGAGCGGCCCTTCAGGGGCCGCGACAGAACAGTGTAGATACCTGTTCTTCGCAACCCCCTTCATGGGGGGTTGCTCAGTTATAGAGGGTGTTTGAAACGGCTCAGCTTCGCTTCGCCGTGGCCTAGGAGTGTGCCTTGTTTTGGGAGCCCGCGGCTCCCTTGGTTGGACCTACCTTGAGCCCCCTCTCCTCGCCTTGGCTCCTGTCGTCGCCAAGGCTCGCGTTCTCCCCCGGGGTGGCAGCTCTGGGGGGCTTTCTTCCAACTGCCATTGGAGAGTCAAGATGAGTAAGGCTGATGTTGCTGTCCGTTTTGCGCTGGCCCAGGAGGGCTGGTTTGAGGAGCGGTTCCTGTCGAAGACTCGGCGGGATGAGGAGTCTGGCTGCCTGCTGTGGACGGGTGCCGCCGGCCCGAATGGGTACGGGTCGGTGTCGGTGAAGCTGCCCTCGGTGACGTATCAGGTTGGGGTGCTGGCGCACCGGGTGGCTTTCGCTCAGGCGTTCGGGGCGGATGAGCTTCCGAAGGCGTCTCGTACCGGCTACGCGAAGTTCGTGATTGAGCATTCGTGCGGGAACAGGTTGTGCGTAGAGCCGTCTCATTTGCGGCGTTCTTCGGCGTGGGCTATTCAGCGCCGCCGCTTTGACGGTTAGGGGTTTCTGTTGGCTGTTGCTGGGCGTAAGAGTGGTGACACTCCTGCTGAGGCGAAGCAGAAGTTCCTGCAGTTCTTCCAGGGTGGTTTGAACATTGAGCAGGCGATTAAGGCCGCTGGCCGCTCGAGGGTGACGTATGAGGCGTGGCGCAGGGATGACCCGGAGTTCGTGTCGGCTGTGGAGCGTATCCGGTCGATTCGGAACCGGGATGGCGCTGAGCCTGTAGAGCAGCTTGACTTCAGTGACTTCAGTGAGCGCTTCCTGGGTGCTCGGGTGTTTCCGCATATGCAGAATGTGGTGGATTTGATTGAGCGGCGGGAGCCGCAGTGGGTTCACCCTGCTATGACGTTTGAGCGTGGCGAGTCTGATCTGATCATGGTGAACATGCCTCCGGAGCATGCGAAGACCACGAGCGTGACGATCAACTATGTGACGTATCGGATTGCTATGGACCCGAATATTCGGGTGATTCTGGTGTCGAAGACTCAGATCATGGCTCAGAAGATGCTGTTCGCGATTAAGACGCGTTTAACGCATCCGAAGTATGCGGACATGCTGGTGAAGTATGCGCCTGCGGGTGGTTTTGATAAGGATGCTGAGGCGTGGAATCAGAACATGATCTACGTGAACCCGGAGGGCCGCGATAGCGGTGAGAAGGACCCTACGGTTCAGGCTCTGGGTATCCGCGGTCACGTGTACGGGGCGCGTGCTGATCTGATTGTGCTGGATGACTGCGTTGATTTGACGAATGCGCATGAGTATGAGAAGCAGATTGACTGGATTCAGTCTGAGGTGATCTCTCGTATCTCCAGTCAGGGTGCCCTGCTGGTGGTGGGGACCCGCCTCGCGAGCAAGGACTTGTATTCGGAGCTGCGTGACCCGATGCGTTACCCGGATGAGGTGTCTCCGTGGACGTATCTGGCTATGCCGGCGGTGTTGAACTTCTCTGAGAAGGTGGAGGAGTGGGAGACGCTGTGGCCCAGGTCTAATCAGCCTGAGTCGATGGCTAAGGGTGAGCAGCTTGAGCCTGACGCTGATGGACTGTTCCCGAAGTGGGACGGTTTCCGGCTCAGTAAGAAGCGTGCACGGGTGTCTCCTCGGGCGTGGAGCATGGTGTACATGCAGCGTCAGGTCGCTGATGACGGCGTGTTCGACCCTGACGCGGTGAAGGCGTCCATTAACGGTAACCGGATGACTGGCCTGATCCCGCGGGGGATGGTGAACTGCCGCCCGAATGGCATGGATGGCCTGGTGATTGTGGCGGGTCTTGACCCGGCCACAAGCGGGCATACGGCTGCGGTGGTTGTTGGCCTCGAGATCACTACTCACAAGCGCTTTGTGCTAGACCTGTTCAATCAGGCCGGCACTACTCCTGAGCAGATGAGGAATCTGATCAAGGAGTGGACCGACAAGTACGGTATCGCCGAATGGCGGGTGGAGAAGAACGGCTTCCAGGGGTTCCTGACTGCTGATCGCGAGATCAATGACTACCTCGCGGCCCGTGGTTGCCTCTTGCGCCCGCACTTTACTGGCGCGAACAAGCACGATCCCGGCTTCGGTGTCGCCGCTATGGCAATGCTGTTCAACGGGTGGAAGGACAAGCAGCAACTCATTGAGCTTCCCTCCACCGCTTTCAGCGAGGCAGCGAAGTCTCTGGTAGAGCAGCTTGTCACTTGGGCACCGGACTTGCCGAAGGGCACGAAGACGGACCTCGTGATGGCGACTTGGTTTGCCGACCTGGCCTGCCAGGACCGCATCGCTATGGCCAGCAACTACCGGTCCCACCAGAAGAACCCGTTCCTTACACCTTGGGACCGCGCCAACCAGTTCACCGTCAATCTTCTGGACATGGAAGCCCAGCATGCTTTCAACCCAGTCGGAGGCGTCCTGTGAAGACATGCTCTAAGTGCGGTAATGAGAAGAGGCTTGACGCCTTCTATGCGAAGGTCGATGGCAAGCAGGGCCGTACCGCTGCCTGCATTGA